ATGCCCATGACATTAGTCGAAGCCTTCGAGCCCTGGTTCAAGGCGGATTCCTGGCTTTCACATAGCCCAGAAGACGACAAACGCTTTCATCAGTGCTGCTATGACTTCCTGCAGATTCGGGGACGCCAGGTGAGCACGGAAGATTTTGCCGACCGGCTGCGCGACGCGATTCGTCGGCAAAAAGGGGGCGAATGGCTGGAGAAGCACGAAGACGCACTAACGTTCTATACCCTGCGCTTCGATGCCATCGTGGCCTATCTTGGCGACACCGACCAACTCCCCGGCGGGTAGGTCGACGTTTTCGGCCCCGTACGAATAAAACCGCGCCTCGAGCGCGGTTTTTGTATTGGGCTCTCGCACCAATGCCGGTCGGCTCGCTCCACGGTATCCACGAAAACCTCGGCACGGTAATCCCCGGCCTGCCAGCGAGCGGAAGCCCGTGTTCCACTACCCTCGTCAAGGCGGCGACACGCTCAACGTCTCGATGAGGGCTCAGCGTCGTCTATTCGAGCAAGCCCGCTACGCACCCGCCGCGAGAATGGCGTCGTTTGCCTCGACAATCTGATGCTGACTGAAGACGCGCACGCCGTGCCGGCTCAGTAGCGCGGCCGTAACGCCCCTACCGGGAATCGTTTCACCGGAAAAGCTGCCATCGTAGATCGATATCGTTCCGCAGGACGGGCTCGATTCCGCCAGCACGGCGAGGTCGATGTCGAATCGCTGGCAAAGATCCAGCGCGATCCGAGCGCCTTCGATAAAAGCGGCGGTGACATCGTCGCCCTCCTTCTCGATGACAGCGGCTTCTCCCTCGAGGACGGCATCTCCGGTGCCGCTCACGATCTCTGCCGGCTTTCTCGGGATACTCATGCCTGCTTGAACCTCGGGGCAAACCGAGACGATGCGACCCTCCGATCGCCACCTCGCGACAATCCGGTCGTCCAGGGTGAGATCGCCCCCATCATATCGAACGCGCTTTCCGAGCAGGCAGGCGCTCATCAAGACCTTTTTCACATCGTTCTCCGCCGCTGACCGCTGACTGGAACTCTCGACCCCGCATCGACGGCGTGGTTTTCCACACCCGCTACCCGCGCCAAGCTATCCACAGCCGGTTGGCAGTGCCGTGACGTCGGAAAGGTCGCCGAGGGCGGCACGTATCCATAAAAAAGCCGCCACCTGAATGATCAGATGGCGGCTCTCGCAATGTTCTTGGCGCGCCCAGAAGGATTCGAACCTTCGACCCCTGCCTTCGGAGGGCGGGTATCTTAGAGCCGCGCCTAGCAATATCAATCACTTAGGTCATTTGGCCCCGTGACTATGCGACGGAATACGACTAGATACACCCGCGAGACGACGAGATAGCGCACGAAATAGTCACGCCGGGCGTTACCGATCGATAGGCCCACAAATGCATACCCACCCCGTATAGACGAATTCATCTATTTGCCTACCGACCCGCCCTTGTAAATACTGTACGCGCATACAGTATCAGCATAGGGAGAACCACTCATGGCGAAGCAAAAACGCCCGTCCGGCTACGACCGTCTCGCGACTCGCATCCAGCAGCAGGTCGCGAAAGCGCGGGAGCGCGATCAATACACGATCACTCTCTACCGATTCGATGAAGACGACCCGGCGGCGTGGGATCAGATACTCGACGAGTTCAGCGAGCTCGATTACGTCAGCGTCGAACGCGAGGGAGATGCCGAGGCGCGCATCGAGTGGAACCCGGAAGAAGCCGAGGCGGTGTCGTGATCACGATCACCACCTGCCGCGAGCGCGTCGACTTCGAGTGTGGGGCGTGCGGTGCAGTCGAGAGTGACGCGAATCTAGAGGCGATCACCGGGCTCGCGGTGATGCCTGACGGCACGGGGCATTGCCTGTGGTGCGGGGAGTTCGCCGAGGTGCAGCGTGAGAGCGGCGACGATGTCGGGGCGGGATAGCAACGCCCTGGCGCTGCCGGACTACGTTCGCGAATGGCGGGACAGACTGCTCACGCGGGGCTGGCGACTGCGGGATCAGTACGGGCCGCCGTGCGATCGCATGATCGAATATCACGCCCTCTACCGGGGCGAGCTGTACAGCGGGCGCGTGACGATCTCGAGAACGCCCGAGACCGTCCGCTGGGGTGATCTGACGAATGAGCGGGTACTGCTCTGCAACGAACCCGGCGCGGTGCAGGTCTGGCGATTCGCCGAGCCCGGCGCCCCGGCAGCCGGCCCGATCAAAAGGCAGCTCTAAAACGCAAAAACCCGGCCCCAGTGGGGCCGGGCAGTGCTTCCGCCGCTGATACCATGAAGAGGCGCTCTATTATTCCTCGGCAGGTTCCGGCGGCAGCCGGGCCGATCAAACGACCGGCCCGAGGCGTCTAGGCGTCTACCGCCCAGTTGCAGATGATCACCTCCTTGGCCGCCTTGCCGTTGCCGGAGCCGACGGTATAGCGAATGTCGGCGCTCTCGATATGAAACCCGGCGAAGATCCGGCGCACCTCGGGGTGGTCGTTGAGACTGACAATCGCCCGCCCCTGCATCTGCCCGATCGTCTCCGCCATCTGCTTGTACTGCTCGAGCCCGAACTCGACGCCGTAGCCCGCCGTCTCGAGATAGGGCGGGTCCATGTAGAACAGCGTATGAGGCCGGTCATAGCGCTTCACGCAATCCTGCCAGCTCAGATGCTCGATGAACGTCTGCGATAGCCGCAGATGCGCCGCTGACAGCGTCTCCTCGAGACGCAGCAGATTGAGCCCAGGCGGCGCCGTGGTGGCGGTGCCAAAAGCCTGCCCTGTAGGTCTCGCGCCGAATGCCAGGCGTTGCAGGTAGTAGAACCGCGCCGCGCGCTGGATATCGGTCAGCGTCTCCGGCCGGGTCATTTTCTGCCACTCGAAAATCTGCCGGCTACTCAACGCCCATTTGAACTGCCGGACGAACTCCTCGAGATGGTTCTGCACGACGCGGTAGAGATTGACCAGGTCGCCGTTGACGTCGTTGATGACCTCAACGGGTGCGGGGTCATCGCGCAGGAAGAACACCGCCGCGCCGCCGGCGAACGGCTCGCAGTAGCATTTATGGGGCGGCATGAGACGGGTGATGCGTTTAGCGAGGCGGCGCTTGCCGCCCATCCAGGGGATGATGGGTTGAGCCACGAGATACTCTCCGGGGGTTGGGGCTCGTGGCCCTCTCGGTGTGAATGCGCCCGCAGCACGGGCATTTGATTTCGAGCAGCTGGAACCCGCCAGCACGGGCCAGCAAGCGGCTACAGCCGCTGCATCGAATGTCGGTGATTGCCATGTCAAGCCTGTTGTCGCGTGGACCATTGGCCTAGACTCGCCCTGCCTCGCGCGAGGCGGGGAGCCCTGGCCGGCTTGCAGGCGTGCTCTGCTTGTCGGGTCCGGCGTGAGTGTTGCACCACCCACGCCGGTCGCTCCTCTCTCTGCCCGGCTCAGCCGGCGGCGGTTTTCTGCAAACTCTCCCACGTCACCGCGCGGGCGGCGTCGATTGTCTCGGCGTTTTCAATCATGCGTTCGCCGCGGTGGCGAATGCCGGTCATTTCCTGCCACTCGAGGAACCGATCCGCGCGGCGTAGTACAGCGTCGACGAGATCCGCCAGCGTCTCGCTACCATCCGGGCCGTTGCGGCCGCGCAGGATGCTCTCGAGCGTCGGCGTTGCCGGTGGCTCGCCCTCGCCGGCATCTCGCCACTGCTGATACGCCTGCGCCTCATTGAGCTGGCGATCCCAGCTCAGGCGCTCGGTTTGCGGGTAGTCCCGCACCAGCGGCGCGGCGTCTGCCTCGTAGTCGTCATTAAGCGCGGCGAGCGCTCTAGATTTTTCGCGCTCGAGTTTCTCAGCGGCAGTCGGCGTGTGGGTTTGTCTCACAATGCGACCCATTAGACGATCTCCTCGTATTGTTCCTGCCGGCGCTGCCACTCAGCCCGCCGTTCGGCGTAATCCTGATCGCTCTCGTCGTCCTCTCGGATTAGACGCTCGGGGTATGGATTGAGTAGCCAGATCGTCAGCTCGCCGGATTCAGTTCGCTCGGCGCCGCGGAAAACATCACGCGGCAGGCTAGTTTCAATCTCACCCGCACGACACCGGCCTGCTGTGAGCGAAGAGAAATCGACGCTGTCGGAAGCGCCGCCAATCGACGCTGTAATAGTCTCGTTTTTGAACGAGTAGTCGACAGTAAACTCAGCGAGTTGAGGTGTATAAACGATCTTCATCAATAGACTCCGATAGCAACGGCACGGCAATCCGGGTAAGTGTCGTCTGTTTCAAAAGTCTCCCCGTACCCAGACCATGCGGCGATACGAGTGCCTGATCCTGCTTGAGAGGTGTCACCTCTCAGTGTCGCTCTGTACATGCGAGCAGAAGACGCAATAGCCCCCCAGTCGGCAGCAGGGAGGACCACAAAACATTTTTCAAACTCTGCTGGTAGTGTCCAGTCTGTCCCTAGCCTGTTGCTGTTATCGAAGGTCAAAGTGAGGAGAAAACTAATGCAAACCTGGATGCGGTTGGGGAACCTCAAAATCCAGCCATTAGCGTTTTTATAAACTTTTGGCGGCGAAAATAGCTTCCACTCCGACCAGTCCCCGTTTACAAAACTCCTGTTCCACGCACGCGGGTCGTCATCGTCGTTTTCCAGGTAAAGTAGGTTGGCCACACCGGAGTTATAGCCACTAATATACAATGTGCCGGATACCCCACCCGGTCTACCTGCTATATTTGACGTGGCCCGGTAGCCGCCCGCAGAAATATCAGTAGGGTCATCATCCATGCTGTTTTTCGGCCAAGTTGGCTGAGCGCCCTTGTTACCGAGGCCGAACTTTACGATCTCCGAAAGAGTCGCGTTGCTGAACCCAATGCCGTCTCTTACTGCCGCCGGACTGCCCAACTGCCCCGCATTGATCGCGGCCTCGATTGTCGAATAGAGCGACAAATCGCCGAGCGTACGGTCGTCTGCGACCTGCGCGGCTGACAAGATTTTAGAGACCATTTGGCTGACGGTCTGATAGGCCTCGTTGATCGTCTCTTGCAACTGCTGCTGGTCGACTGTGCCGTCGTTCGCCATGTTTCCTCCGGGCATAAAAAAGCCGCCCGAAGGCGGCTATGGATATTTGGTTCGACCTACACGCGGGTTGAGTCGAGATCAAAGTAGATTTCCTCTACCCAAGCGCTGCCCCTACTTAAATTCCCTTGCAAATTAAAAGACGTCGACGCTTCTAGGCGAACTGTTCTTGAGCCATTCCAACCACTAAACTTGATCGGCAAATTCAAGTGGCCGCTCCCCTCAACCCTCGGGTTGCTGCGGTCCTCCTTTCTTAGATCAAGCAGCCTGTCGTGTGCCCTGTCCCACTGGTAGGCAGGGCTACCGTTCACAGAAATCCTCAACAACATGCTGGCTCGAGCATAATCTTTTCCATCGCCGTCTGATTTTGCAAGCAAATACCAGACGAAGGCAGCAGTCGCCTTTACATCGTTACCCTGGGGGTTAAAGTCCAATTCAGCAATCGTCCTCCAATCGTGGTCCCCATCGCTACTCGGGAGGGTTACCCGGCCGCTGTTAATTGTCGAATCACTGATTGTGACTGCGCCCCCCTTAATCTGTAGCGTGTCGATTGTACCGTTTCTAATTTTTGCGCCATCAATTTCAGCGTCGTCGATCATCGCTGATTTAATTTTTACATTCTTGATGTTCGCCCAGTCGACCTCGAGGCTATCAGCGTCGATAAACTGGGTCTTTATGTACCCACCTTCCACCAGCGTCTCGCCGGTATCTGTCACCAGCTTATTGACATTCAGCTTACCGATCAGCGCTTCTGGCATGACGACGCGGCCGTCTTCTACGACAAACGCCGTCACCATCTCGCCCGACACTTCGTTATAGACGTAGAACTGATCGGCGATGGCGCCTATCGCTGCCGTCTGACCGTCAGACTGCATACCAAGGATGGCTTTACGACCGCCGACGTCGACGGTTCGGATCGCTGTCGACGTGAACGACTCAGTTTCCGGGTCCCATAGCGTGTAGAGATTATCCTCGACCGAGGCTTGCGCGGTCTGCAGCTGAGTCAGCAGCTGCGACATTGACCCCTGCGAATTTTCCGCAGTAGTCAGTCGCTGAGTCAGACTCGATTGCCCGGTTTCCAGCGTCGTTACTTGCTGCGCGAGATCCGCGCGAACGATCTGCTCGACGCGTAACGTCGACGCCGATGCCTCCCCGCCAGCCTTGAGCAAGAGCAGTTTGAGCGCGGTCTCTTGGTCTGCGTGCTGTAGCTCCCCGATCGAATCCGTGTTCGCGTCGAGCTCGTCACGAAACGGCGCCACGGCCTGCTCAGCGGCCTCGCCGATTTGCCCGCCGACCTCGTCGATTACGCCCGGTGAAACGCCGTTCACGATCGTGTCGTAGAGAGTCCCTTCGCCCTCGATGTTTTGCTGAATGGCGCCGAAAATTTCATTGAAATCACTGGTCGTTGCCACCTCCTTGAATAGCAGGTCGCTATGGCCGTAGGCGTTGACGCTCTCGACCCAGTAGTAATAGGTCGTGCCAAAGCTGCGGCCGGTGTGCACCAGCGTCGCGCCGGTGCTGAGCAGCTGGGCGCTACCGCGCACGGCGTTGAGCTCGAGCGGCGACGGCGAGTAGTAGAAGCGGAACGATACCGGCGTGCCGCGCCAGTCGAGACGCGGGATCAGCGTGATATCGGTATTGGTGGCCTGCACCAGCACGCTATCGGGCATCGGTGGCGCGTTGACGCTGAACGTGACCGTCGCGGCGCCTGACTGGCCGAACGAGCCGCGGGTGCGCACCTCGGCGACGTACTGTCCCGCTGGCAGGCCACCGATGGTGCAGGTGGTCGAGTTCGGCGGCACTTCGATAGCCTGCACTGATTCACCATTGGCGCGCAGGACGACGCTGTAGCTCTGCGCGCCACTGACGGCTGACCAGTCGAGTCGGCCCTGCACGGTCTCGCCGATCGCCTCCAGCGTGTAGGTCAGCCCCGCCGGCGCGGCAATGCCGCCGGTGGGCAGCGAGATAAACCCTAGCGGGTTATAGGGCTCGCCGACGGCGTCGTCGTAGATCTCCGGGTCCTCAGCGGCGAGCGTGACTTTGCAGCCGCTGTCGCCGTGAAAATCCCAGTCCTCGACGCGAAACTCGCCGTCGATGTTGAGCGACGGCAGTCGCACGCGGACGACGCGACCGGGCCGACAGGCGTAGCCGCGGAAGTTGAGCGGCAGGGTCAGCATCCCGCCCGCCCGCTTCCGGCGCAGCGCGATGTTGGCGAGGCGCTGCGACTGGTAGGGGGAGAAAACGAACGGCAGGTCGAGCGTGTCTTCGATCTCGCCGCCGTCCTGCTCGACCCACTCATCGACGCGCACGGCCGGATAGTCGGTCTCCGTCCAGCGCTGGTCGGGGTCGATGAATTTGCCGCGCATGACGTTGACGGCGTCGGCCTGGGACGTCTCGGTCTGGCCGCTGACGGTGCCGACCACCATCGACTCGTCGATGGTCAACTCGTAGGGGCCGTAGTAGGCGCCGACAACGAGGCCGAATCGCCCGCCGATCCGGACGACTTTGCCGGCGCACGCGGCCTCCATGTCGGCCAGCACGCGGTCCTTGCGGGCGTCGGCCTTGAACCCGCCGCCGATGGTGTAGCGGCGCTCGGTGTCGCCGCTGGGCGTCTCGATGACCTCGTCACTGACGTTGGCGCTGGAAACGAACATCTCCCAGATGATCTCATCATCCGGCACGCGCAGCCGGGTACGCAGATACCAGAGGATGACGAGCGCGGCGTTCTCGCTGTAGCCAGTGGACTCATCGCGAGGGTCATAGATCTCGCGATTGCCGCGCAGCACGAACAGCGGCGTCGGGATGCCGGAGGCGAAATAGTCGCGGTCGTAGCGCAGCGAGACGCGGGCATAACTCAGCCCGTGCCCGACCTGGTTGTCGCGCCAGTCGGGCGAGTTCTCGAGGAGGTACGGGTCGGCGCTGCTCGGGTTGCGAATCAGCGCCCACGTTGCGCGATCGCCGGCATCGGCGATTGGCTCCTGGTTGAGATAGAGCTCGTCGATCGACTCGATCTCCCCCTCGCTCAGCACGTAGACGAGATAGAGCCATTCCCGCTTGGTCTGGTCGCCCTCCTCCTCTTGCGCCCAAGCGAGCAGGCCGCCGACGGCGCAGCGGCCGAACTGGTAGTGCGCGGGCTCCTTACTGGAGCGGATGACCTGTTTGAGCTCGGTCTGTGAGCTGACGCCCTGATCCACCTCCGGCGTGAGCGAGCCAGCCGCGAACATCGCGCCGCCGGCCATTACACCCAGGTAGGGATTCCCGGTAGCGAACCCGACGGCAACGCCGACGGCGACCGACGCAACCGCTTTGACTGCCTTACCCATCGGTTACTCCTCGTTCTGCTCGTCGCGGGCTTCGACACGCCAGGCAATCAGCGGCGCGGCGTTGGCTCGCGTCGCGCCCTCTTCGGTCACACACCAGATGCCGCCGGACCAGACGACCCCGATGCAGCGCCCCAGTGGGGCATCGAACAGCACGACGTCGCCACGCATCGCCTGAGTGACAGGCACGCGCTCGAAACAGGCATCCCATGCCGCCTCGAGGCTGCCGTGGGTATTGGCGAGCACACGCTTGGCACCGACCGCCGTGCGATAGCGGCCGCGGTACGCCTCCGCCGGGTCGACGCCGCAGACCGCCCGGCAGCAGTCGGCGGCGAACAGGCAGCAGTCGTTTTCGCCCCAAAAAAAAGCCGCCTCGCGGGCGGCTTGTAGGGTCTGCTGTAGCTGGCGTGGCCAGTTGGGGTGTCGGTTCATGCGAGCTCTAGACTCCGTTTTCTTTCTCGTAGTCGATTCCGTCACGTGCAAACCCCGTGACGCACTCCAGTGGGATCGGGACTCCATTGATATCGCCGGGGATGGACGGTTTCCCATTCACCACTGGCGAAGACATCACCATCGTTCCTCGAATAATAAGATGGTCATCATCAAGCTGCTGTAACTCACCAAGGTAAGAGGCATCTTTCACTGTTACGAAAACCTCATCACCAACCGAACACTTCCTCAGCTCCTCAAGGAATTCGGTTTCAGGTAAGTGCTTCGTGTCTTCCATAGTCGGCTCCTGAGTTAAAGGACCTACTTAGGATACGTGAAGCTCGGGGCGTCTTTCTTGGCGCCCCAGTAGATCGGCCAGTCGGCGAGCTGCGCCACGGCGAAGAAGAACCGATCACCGGAATGGCGCGAGCGGTGGTTCTCGTCGGTCCAGCGCTCGGTGCCTTTCCGCTGCCAGTCGGCCATTCGGTCGGTGATCTCGACGCTGATGGCGTTGTCGGTACCGCCCTCCCCGCCATCGCTACCGGCAAACGAGAATTGCGCGGCGTCCATTTTGCCGCTGAACAGAATGTCTGCCGCATAGCTGCCGTCATCGTCGATCGCGACGAGCAGCAGCCGCCCGAATCGCCCCCGACAGCGCTCTACCTGGGTGCCGGCGATCAGCTGCTCGTCGAGCCCGGAGAGTGTCAGAGAGACGCTGGAGGGTGACCCACTATCTAGCCGCTCTTTCGTCGTCGAGATGTCGCCGAACGTGCCGACGCCGTAGAACGTCTGGCCGTCGATGATCAGCGGCCCGGTACCGGTGTGTGCCCGCACCATGCCGGACTGGAAATCGAGTTCGCAGGCGTAACACAGGCGCACCGTGGGTCGGCTGAGCAGCTCGACCATCGAGTCGGAAAACGGGAACGCAGACATCAGAACGCCTCCCGGCAGTCGATCGACCCGCCGGCGATCAGCGACTCGACCGACATGTCGTGCTCGTCGCTCGTCAGCCGCATGACCGCGTAGGGCCGCGTGTAGTTGATCTCGGCGCCGTCGGCGGGCGGCGTGCGCAGCCACGGCGCGACCTGAATCGTGGCGTTGCCCTGGGTGTTGCTTTTCACGTCGGCGACCACCTCGAGCAGCTGGTCGTTGATCGTGATGTAGTCGCCGGCGTGTAGCACTGTCGTGCTCGCCCGCCATCCTCGGCTCGGCACCGTGCCGGCGGCATTGCCATTACCGTTGACCCGGGCGGTGCCGGCAGCCGTTGCCCGCGCCCGGCGCCACGGGTAGAGCTTGAACGTACCGGCCATGCCCTGGAGCTGGCCGACGAACGACGTCAGGCGGCGCTCCTCGTCCTCGAACAGGTTGCGAAACTGGAGCGAGCAGCGCCAGTAGGCGCCCGGGTACGTGCGGATCTGCTGCGAGTTGTTGAACGGCGAGGTGAACGCACGGTTGTTGAACACGCGCCCCCAGTCCATCCGGTAGGGCTCGAGCCCTTCGGGCCACTCGATCATGGGTGTCTCCTCATCGCCGGCGCTTCATCTCGCGAAGCGCTTCGTCGACGACCTTCTCCGACATCTGCATTCGCACTACCGTGTCGAGCGCACCGCCCAGCATGTGGGCCACCTCCTCGATCGTTGCCGGCTTCTGGAGATCAAGGCCCGCGTCTTCGAGCTGCTGGAGCAGGGCGTCGGTGAAGGGGCTTCTCTGTTCGCTCATCGTCATACCCTCAGTAGTCTGCGAAGTCGGCCATTGGTGGCGAAGTCTTTACCCACCCTGGCGATTGTCTCCTCGATCCCCTGCTGCACTTGGCGGCGAACAGCGGCGGGGTCGGTGGCGCCGCGAGCGTCCACGGTCACGTTCAGCCCGCCGGCGGGTCCGCCCGCCGCCGACTCACCCGGCTCGACCATCCGCGACTGCACGTCGTCCAGCGTGCGATCCAGCTTGGCACTGGTGTCGGAAGTCGTGACGCGCTCGCCCTGCTGCAACAGCCAGGTTCCCGTTTCGGGTACCGAGTCGATACCGTCGTGGGCCATGCCCGCCAGGGCAAAGCTACTAACCGCTGCGGCCATCGGCTGTGTAGCTGCTACGGCTGTGGCGGCGGCTGCGGGTGCTGCTGCGGGGCCGATGACGGGAATGGCTGCAGTCGAGGTGAAGGCGTTCAACCCGGCCATGGCGCTCTGCGCCTGAGCCGTGGCAACCATTGAAGCCGCCGCTGTTGATTGGGTCGTTTTACCCACGACAAGCTGAACGGCCTGATACGCCAACCACTGCGCCGCCATCTGACCAAGCGCATTGACGACGGACCGAGCCATGCCGTCGGCAACGCCCTGAGCGGCATCGCCGAGGTTCTCGTAGTCGAAGATGACCCCCTCGATGGCATCACCGAAACGGCTCGTGAAGCTCTCGGCTACCTGGCGATTGAGATTGTCGAAATCGGTGAAGGCGTTCTCGGCGCTCTCCAGCCAACCGCTCCATGCATCGTTATCCCCGCCCAGGTCCACGTCGCTGGCATCGGCGATGCGCTCGAGCATGTCGGCGCGCTCGCGTTCCGAGACGTTGACCGCGTCGAGGATTTCGAGGCGCTCCCGCAGCGTGTCGTTGAGCTGCTCTTCCGGCGTGCGCATCTCCGCGACTAGACGCTGGTAGGTGTCGAGCTTCTCTTGCTGCTCTTCATACGCCGCGACCGTCTCGAGCGCGGCGCGGGCCTGCGCCAGCTGAGCGCTCGTCGCCCCTTCGGTGGCGAGCTTGTGGAGGGTCTGCTGGTCGGCAGAGAAGCCGACCGTTTCCGCCTGTAGCTTGAGCGCGGCGATCTGGTCGCGAATCGTCTCAGCCTGCTTTTCGGCATCCGATGTGGCGCTGGACGCGGAGGTGCCCATCGATTGAAAAGACCGTTCGACCGGATCGATGCCGGTTTGCGCCAGCACATTGAGCTGATCACGCAGCTTTTGCGCCGCTTCCTCATTGGCCGCCAGCCCCTCCTCGGCTTCTCTCAGCGACTCGTAATATTGGCGCCGCTCCGCTGCGTCTACCCCCAGGACCGTGGAGTTACGGAACGGGCCCGGGTCTGTCGACGTTTCCGCCAGCTCATCCAGTGATCGACGGGCTTCCTGTGCCTGCTGTTCGAGCTCCAGCATTTGACCGGTCAGGTTGACCAGCTGCCCTTTGATGGCGGCTTCGTTGTTGAGGTCGATCGCGTTGGTCAGTTCGTCGACTCGGTTGGCCGTCCTCTCGGCGGCGCTGGCCGTTAGCCCCAGCTCCTCGCGGTAGGTGAAAAGCGCCCCAACAGCTGTCCCCAGCACGACGACCAGCGCCCCGATTGGGTTGGAAACGGTCGCGGCGTAGAACGCACCCTGAGCGATGGTCGCTGCCATCACCGCGGCTCGGTAAGTCCCATAGGCGCCCGCAGCGACGGTCGCCGTCGTCGCGAGATCCGCCAGTAGCTGAATCTGATCGTCGTATTCACCCCGCTGAAAAGCCTCGGCAACGGCTAGCCCCTTGTCGGCAAGCTCGGACATCGCGGGCGCCAGCTCGGCGGCGGCTACTTGCGCACCGGCTGACATGACGTTTTTCAGCTGGTCGACATCATTGGCAAAGTCGACCAGTGCGTCCGTCTGGGTGTCTGACAGAACGATTCCCAGATCCTCGGCTTCCTGGCCAATCTCCGCGAACGCCCGCCCCCCATCGCGAAGCAGCGGAATCAGCGCCGTCGTATCACTGGCCATCGCCTCCAGATAGAACGTCATGTCCTGCTGGTTGAGGTTCGCTTTCTGCAGGCTGTCGAAGTAGAGCTGCAGCGCCTGCGGCCCCGAGAGCTTGCGAAACTGGTCAGCAGTGACGCCCACCTTGGGCGCGATGTTATCGAAGAAGTCCGCCATCGGGCCGCCGCCGGTGGCGATGAAGTCACCGACGCGGTCGTTCACGTCCTTGAGGATGTCTGCCAACTTGTCCTGCTCGATGCCAACGCTCGTGCTGGCATATCCCCACTTCTGCAACTCCTGCGTCGAGGTGTTGGCCAGCTGAGCCTGATTGGCCAGCTCGCGAGCGCTGGTCGCAGCATGAGATGTAAACGCCAGCATGCCGGCGCCGGCAGCAGCGGTTGCTGTTCCCATCCTCACGAAGGCGGCAGCTGACTCCTTGGCGTTGCGCTGAATTTGCTGCATCCGCTGGCGACTGTGCCGCTCCGCCTTATCGAGTGGATCAGTGAAGCCGCCAATCCGGGCCACCAGATCGAGCGTCAGTTGACCGAGTGAGCGAGTAGACATCTTTCCTCCGGGCATAAAAAAACCCGCCGGAGCGGGTTTGAATTTAAATGTGGCGTAGGATTTCTACGCAGACCTGATGCTCAAAGAGGCCCCTCGTGAGCTCATAAAGCTACGCTCAAGATGCTCCCCACTACTATCAATAAACGCTACGTTGTTTTCTCCATCGACCAGACAGCTTGCCGCCTGCCTCACTCCAACCACCTCAGCACCATTGATTTTTAAAAGAATATTTCCTGCGGAGACGGTGCCATGCAGAGGGGATGTCTCATTGATATATCTCACGATAATACCTTTCCCGTCCGCTGCGGAAACTGCTCTTTCATTGAAGCTCGAAGTGGCTGCGGAGGAGGCTTTATCCGGCTCATTAGCTATTAAAAAAGCCGAGCCACAAGTGTTCTGATAGATGCTTTTCAAGATGGAGAAGGCCGTGGCTACGATAATCATAAAAACAGCCTGAGATATTCCGGAAGCCCACACTGCAATGTTGTACCGTGTTTCCGATGAACCGCCATACAAGCCTGACGAAGGAGTTTCGTAAGTGCCATAGCTCGCTATTAGAGCCGCCCCCGCAACAACACTCAATACCGCTAAGAGCCAAATGGTACCAACTACACCATTCCAACGATTTTTATTAACCCCTTCGCTCATGCCAACCTCCAATCTTCTGGTGCCTGATATTATTCACGATCTCGCCGGATCTGAGCGACAGCCTACCAGTCCGTGACGATTATCAGCGAGACGCGAGGGTGATCCAGAGCCAGATAGAGGCTGCTGATCTTCGCCGAGATGATTTCGCCACCGGCATCCATACGCTTGCTCAGCGTCGCTGCGAAACGCGCCTTGAGGTAACCGATCTGGATTTCTACGGGCCTAAAAAGCGTGTACCAGCGGGCTACGGTGATGTATACGGCAATGGCATTCGCGTCGTGAGGATTACTGGGTTCGCGCTTGAGAACGGCCGGCATTCCTGCCTTAGCGTAGGCTCTGATGCGAGCAGCGCGGCCTTCGAAACCTGTCCCGGCGACTATGGCCGAGTACTTCTTACCCGTTCGCTTGCCGCGTTGGTTTACCTCGACCTCCTCGCCGCATCCTTCGCAAAGCGCCCAAACGGTTTCGCCCGGCTTGCATAGGCGAGCCAGGTCTCTGTGGTCGCGCCCGTGAATCCTCAGCGAGCACTGTCGGCAGTAGTCGGTCATGCTTCCCTCGGTCAGTCGTTCCTATTCAGAGAATCGGCTGACCGAGGGTTAGGCTTGAATGAACTCACTCTCTCGGCGGATTGAACCTGACGGGTCGTTCCCCGGCGTCCGCAGCGTAGTGATTGAAGTCGTCGACCTTCTCACGCAGATCCTGAGTCAGCCTCTCGATCTGCTCGAGGCTGGCATGAGCCTTCGCCGCGTCAAAATCATAGTGGGGCTCGCCGCGCACTCCGTGCGTTTTGCGCAGTTGCTCGCGCAGCTCGTTGATGGCGCGATTGCGCTCGACCGATGCTGATTCGATTTCCTTCGCCAGCACCTTGCAGCGCCCGATCGCTTCGTAATTGAGTTCCGTCATGATGACCTCTTTCAGTTCAGTGCCAGTGTGCCGATAGGGCCGCGACCGCGACTGGTGGTCAGGTAGCGCGAAAGCACGCCGATGTGTTCGCGCCAGTTTCCATAGAGCCTAGAGTCGAGCAGCTTGAGCGCCGGCCCCACTCGTTCCACGAAGTCCCGCTCCAGTGCGTTGGCTCTACCCGCCAACCCTTCGAGATTGCGCAAAATGGTACTGATTTCGCCGGTCTCGGCGATGCGGCTGGGATCTTTCGCCAGCTCGATGCAATCTTCCAGGCAGTTGTCGATGCGGTGCTGATACCGTTCTCGCTGATCCTGCGTCAGCGCTTCGCCGGGCAACGTTCGAGAGATCCTGTCGAGGTAGTGTTGTAGCGCGATCAGGCTGTAGTAGAGCGTCTGAGATTTGCGTGCCTCCGCAGCCGGCGGACGAGCGCACTCTAGGTACTCACCCTCGATGGCCCACTGGGCGACGAAGTTGGCCGCGGCGTCCATGTCATTGGCGGCGATCATCTCGGCCTTGGGCACGTTGAAGCGGGTGTGAAGCAGATTCCAGAGACGGTGCTGAGCGCTGTTGCGAGCGCTCGACGGCAGTACGCGAACCTTCTTGCCGATCAGCTCGCGCAGGATCTTGAGGCCGTCGGTACCGATGGTGTCGTCGGCGATGCGGTGGGCGACCTCCGGGGCGATGGCATGCAGCTGCTTCTCGCACTCGATGAAGTAGCGCCGGGCCTGCTTGCCCTTCTCGTTGCGCTCGACCATCGACAGCTCTTTAGCCATGTCGAGGGTGAGGTGGTATTCAGTCCTGGGCCGGCCACCAAGAGGTTTTTTCCCGTTTTGGAAAATACCCTCCGCTCCCCCATTTTGGGGAGTGGTGTTTGATGCCCAATTTTGGGCAACGGTCTTTGCTTCCCCGCTTTGGGAAGCAATCAGAAAGTCTTGGTTTTCTTCGAACCCGTACTGCTTGATCCGCTCCTTGATCCACGCTCCAAAAACCTTACCTACCTCAAGGAATCGATGCAGCGTGCGTGCGTCGACGAGATGCGCGGTTTCATGATCGATGGTGCCGGTGAAGACGGGGATGATGCTTGCGGCCTGCGTAGCCATATCGGTGACTCCTCGTTCGTTTTAGGAGTCCGCCTCGTCACTTGCACTTGATTGGGGGCGGACCGTACGCAGGTGTGCAAGACCGGGGAACGTAGGCAACCCGGCAGGCCGAAGCCTCCCGCGCACGGCCCGCCATAACAGGCAGGCACAAAAAAAGCGCCAATGGGCGCTGTGCGCCATACGTTCTGTTCGGGCTTGCACACCCGGCCGCTGATTTTGCAGCGGCAAGGAGATAGTGGCCCAGGTAGGCGCAGGCGTCAATACGCCGGGCAATGATGCCACCCGCCAGCGCGGCGCGCACTGCGCGTGATGGGGGTGGATGGATTATCACCCCCACGTCGCCATTGCCTGCTCGAGCGAATCCGCCGGACGCTGACCGTGCGGCAGGAAGTCGTAGATCGTCAGCGGCTCGGCGTCTTTCTTGCGATGCGAGTTGGCGTAGAGCGCGGATAGCTGGGCCATCGCGCGCTCTACTCGCTGGCCGGCGTCGAGCCTGCCGTGCTTGTTGCGGTACGCCGCCCACTGCCGGACTTCCGCGTAGCTGAGGCGCTGCCGCGCTTCTTCGATCGTGCGCCCGCCGACGCCGTTGAGGACGAGCTCGTGGAAGAGCTCGTCTTCTCCGTCGAGCTCGCGCTGCTCTTTCCCAGGCCGGTCACCTCGCCGATGACGCGCAGCAGCTCCATCGTCAGGGCGCCGTCGAGGGCGCCCCGCTCCGGGTCTGCTTCGCCGGTGATGTCGGCGACGCTAAAAACGGCTTTGCCTTCGGCATCACAGATGCAGGCCGCGATGCGACTGGCGACAATGTCGCCGCCACCGCGCACGGCGGTGATGTCGCTCACTGCCGAGTGGTACGACATCGGGCGGACGTAGGTCGTGGCGCTGAGCGTCTCGCCGCCCTGCTGCCACTCGATGGTTTTCTCGACAGGGACGCCGGTGAAGGCGCCCGCCGTCTTGAGGTTGTCGATGCTGAGCTGCATTGTCGATTACTCCCCGCTGCCGGCCGCGGGCTTCTTCGGCGTCCACTTCCCCGAGCCGCTGCGCTGGATCGATACCTGGGAGCTGACAAGGGCATTGGCCGAGAAGTCCATCGGGAAGTCGCTCACGTAGCCGTTGAAGCTGTACCAGGTGCGCGTCGTCGGGAGCGTAACGGTGCCGCCAGAGACCTCGGGAAATGCCGTCGGCTTGCCTTCGGCGTCAACGGGACCGTCACTCCAACCGACGTACCAGTCGACGCGCTCCTCGCTGCCATCGTTCGCCATGTCGTGCAGCTCAACGTGCGCAGGCTCGCTAGGGTCGGCGTTCACCGTCAGCGACGCCGCACCCGGGGTGCCGAGGCCTTTCTTGTAGCGCCGGGACTGGGTTTCTTCCAGCGGCGTATCGTCGAGCTGGTCGCGCGGGTTGCCGGCGGGGTTGAACGCAGTGGCGCCGGGAATACGCGTCACCTTGCCGTTGCGAACCATGAACACCTGAGTGCCCTGGGCCAGAATGGACATCGTGCTATCTCCTGCCCCAGTGGGGCGCTATGGCATGAAAAAGCCCGGCGATCGCCGGGCGTGTGGGTTGGGGTGGCGTCAGCGACGGACGATCCAGTCGACGTCGAACGAGCGGTGGCGCAGCCCCGTATCGGGGTCGCGATCTTCCTCGCCCCAGCGGGCAATCCGCGCGCGGGTCTCGATGGCATCGCGCATAGCCACTACGGCGGCGCGAACGCTGCTGCCCGTCTCGGCGTAGACATCGACCTGCAGCGTGACGCTGTCGACGTCGGGACGATCCGCCAGATAGTTCTCGGGAATACCGGTGATGAGCTGATAGGTGGCGTAGGGGGTTGCGACGTTCGCTGGCGCCTGGTCGAACGGGTAGATGCGAGTCGGCTCGCTGCCGAGCACCGCGGTAACGCCGGGGTTTGCCGCGCAAACAGCAAAGAGCGGGGCCAGATCCATCAGTTGCCTCCTGCCTTGGCGGCGCGCTTGATCGCGCGATCGACCGATTTACCGTACTGGGTGACGAATTCCTGCGTCGCCGCGTCGATGCTGCTGGCCAGCGCAGTACGCATGAACCCTTTGGCGGGGATGGTCGACGTACCGAACTCGAGGAATCGCCAGTAGTAGGTGTCGCCGCCCGGGTTGGCTGCATTCTTGTCCCGCGACTTGGCGCCACCGCGCACGCCGACGGCCATTTTGAGATCGCCGGTCAGCTTGTAGTGCTTAGTGTCGGCGCGAACGACGATGTTGTCGGCGATGCTGTTCGCGGTGGTCGGGTCATCCAGGCGGCGGGCGCTTTCCTTGGCGCGATCGCGCACGACGTTGGCCGCTTTGCGCAGCGCGAACCGCCCGCCCTTGCCTTTGATGTCAGCGCTCACGCCCTCGAGTTTGTCGGCCAGCGCCGCGAGCCCCTCGACCTCGAACGACACGGCGTCAGCCATCGTTGACGCCCTCGACGCAGGGCAGCGTCAGATACTCGCGCCCGGATCGCGGATCCGGCTGAACGCCCTGGATGTTGTAGATTCGGTCGCGGTGGACGATCCGCATCTGCGCGGTAACGCCAGCGCGGTACCGAATGACGATGCGTGTGGTGACCGCGGCGCGCTCGGCGCCGGCGGCGATGAACTCGCGCACGCTGAGCGGCTCGACCGACGCCCAGACGGTGGCGGTTGTCTGCCAGTCGTCGAGCATCTCGCCGCTGTAGGGGTCCTGGCGCTGGTCTTTCTTCTGCAGCTGAACGCGGTGGCGCAGTTTGCCTGCCTGCATGTGGCCTCCTCAGCGGATGGGCGTGCCGTCGAGCTCGCGCGGCGGCTCTTCGATGCGGCCCTCTTCCTCCGCCTCGGCGAGCAGCATGTCGACCACGGCGTTGTTCGACTCGACCATCTCGCGATTCGACGCCGTAAGCTCCTGCATCGCCGCGGTCTGGCGATCGAGCGCCGCGACCAGTTTATCGATGTCGGTCATGGCGGCCTCAGAAATGGAAGAATCGATAGGGTTCGATCAATGACGCGACCGCCATTGGCATCTCGGTAACACTGACGCCGACGGCAACGCTTTCGCGGTTGGCGTACCAGTGGCCGATGATCAGCAGCATGGCGGTGGTGATGTCGTCGTCGAGCAAGAGCGCGTTATCTTTGCCCGACTTGTCCGCCTCGGCTTGAGAGGCGAACAGGGACCGCCCGGTCTGGTTCTCGACCATCCGGCGGGCGGCATTGGAATAAGTGTCGAGGAGCGTGTCGTCATCCTCGAAGTCCGGCTCGAGCCGGACGTGTTGCTTGATGATGTCCAGTTCGAGCACGGGGTGTCTCCGTCTCATGCGTGAGACAAATAGCCGGTACTACTGCGACCGCCCGGAGGCGGCCGCAGCCCGGGTTTAGCTGCTGGTGCCGGGCTTGCCGACCAGCGCCTTGATGGCGGCGCCGTCCTGCAGCACGCAGCCGAAGCGGGAGAAGGCGAGGAAGCCGGTCTGGTCGAAATCGGCGTAACGCTCGATCAGACGGCGCAGGATCATGTAGCGGACGCGGCGCAGCACCAGCTGCTTGAAGTCGCCACCAAACATGAACTTGTTCCCCGCGCCGATATCGGCGATGCCGGAGTCGATCACGTACTCACGATTCAGGAACGTAGCCGGTGCCGTGCCGATCACACCCGGCAGCCAGAGTGGGCGACCGTTGGCGTCGACGAACTCCTCGATCGCTTTGAGCGTGTTGTCGTTGAACGCGAGACGGTAGCCAGCGGTGCGGCGGTACGCGGGGTCGACGGCGTGGATGAGGCTATTGATCTCCTGCCACGTGACCTTGGCCGCTGCCGCGGTATTGACCGTTTTGGTAACCGACGCCTCGAGCCCCTTGGGCTGTTGCGGTGTGCCGGTGCCAGTGCCTTTAACCAGGTAGTGAGCCTCGGCACGGGCGAGGCGGTTACCGATGCGCCCACCCAAATAGCGCTCCATGTCGATGCCGCTGTCCTGCAGCAGCTCGTTGGAGACGCGAATGACCTTCGAACTCAGCTTGTGAGCACCCAGCGAGTTCATGCCGAACTCGACATCCTCCTCGCCCGTCTGCTGGTTCTCGCCCAGCAGCTCGCCCATATCACCGGTGCCGTCGCTGGTCGGCCACTCGATGGGGTTGCCGGATTCAGTGGTCAGGATCTGGGCAACGCTAGCGATACCGCCGAAGTCCTGCATCGTTTCCTGAACGCGAGCGAGGAAGGTCGTCGGTACGGTATAACCGCCCTTCTCGTTCGGCGTGGTGCCTTGGGCGCGCATCTCCTTGAGCAGCTGACGCTCCTCGGTGCTCATATCCTGCAGTCCGTGGCGCAGGAACGAGTCGAACGCCTGTGCCTGGCGCTGCTCTTGGGAGGCTTCGCCGCCGCGCTCACCGTCTTCGCTGCGCTGGCGCTGCTCTTCTTCGCCCTCTTCGACGAAGCGCTGATCGGCATCTCGCAGCTGCTCTTCGCGCTCGATCTTGTCGCGCAGGCCGTCGAGGTCGCCTTTCATGGCTTGCCACTTGCTGCGCTGCTCGTCGGACCAGGCGTCATCGCCGATCTCTTCGTTCAGCGACCGCATGTCTTTGGCGATGTCGCTGTACTTTTTCTTCAACTCGTGGAGTTTCATTTCAGGCTCCGATGGTTTCGAGGAAGCGCTCGCGGGCGCGGCGCTGATTGACGGCGCGATGAGCGAGACCCTTGATCTCGGCACATCGCGCCTCGAGTGAGCGCGCAGAGGCGCCCGCGTCGGGATAGGCCGGGTAGGTGACCGGCGAGACGTCCAGCAGACGGCTGAAACTGTGGATGGTGCGGACGATCAGGCCGCCATCCTCTTCGCGCCATTCGTCACCATCAGGGGCGACTCGGAAGGCGAACGACGAGCCGGTGATGTCGCCGCGGCGAAGCGGCGCCAGAACCAGGTCTCGAACGGTCTGCGTGTCCGGCGGCGTGATCTCGTAGCGCAGCCCCTCGGCATCGACCGAGATCGACAGCGTGCGACTGGTCGTGCGACCCAAAACGAAGTTGCGGTCGTGATTGAACAGCGCCCGGACGTCATCGCCGAGCACGTTGTCGAACGCGCCCGGGGCGATCTCTTCGCGGAACATGCCGAGGATCATTTCGCTACGGCTGTTGAATACGGCGCCGTGGCCGATGATCCGGGCGGCCTGGCCCTCTGCTTCGGGCTCTTCGGCGCGCACCTCGCAGGAGATCGCGCGCTTCTCGACATCGCTCATGGGGTTTCCTCGGAGGGTGGGTTCTTGCCGAGCTGGCTCTGCGGCGTGGCGTTGACGCTGATCAGCATCTCGTCGAGGCCATCGCGGGGGTTCATGTCCTCGAGCGCGCGGACCTCGTTGCGATCCATCCAGCCGTCGGTGATGGCGTAGTGGTAGAACTCGGCACGCTCTTTCGCGGTACCGCGCAGCAGCCCGCCGAGGTTGAACTTCACGTAGTAGCCGGCAATGCGCTCGGCGCGGGTAAAGACGCGGCGGTTGATCTCCTCTTCCCAGTTGCGAATCCACGGCATCATGGTGTGCCGCACGAACTGGATGGCCTGCTCGCTGATGTTTGAGAACGTGGCTTTATCGAGGTCGTTGATCATGTGCGACGGCACGTTGAAGAGGCCGGCGACTTCGGAGCGGTTGAGCTTTCGCGTCTCGAGGAACTGGGCGTCTTCGGGGGCGATGGTGATCGACTTGTATTCGAGATCCGCCGGCAGCATCAGCGTCTTGTTGTCGGACTGACGCAGCTTGGCCATCGCCGCGCCCCAGACGCTCTTGAGTCGCTCCCAGCTCTGTTCGTTGAGCGCGCCCTTGGTGGTGACGAGCCCCGTCGGGCGACCGCCACCGTCGAAGAAATCCTTGCCGTAGCGCTGCGCCGCCAAGCCAAGGCCGATCGTCTCGGCGTGCTGGCGAATGGGGCTGATGCCGGTCTTGCCGTCGGAGCCGAGCGCGCGGACGTGGATCATGTCCTCGGGCGCGATCGCCAGCGCCCGCCCTTCGTCGGTGATCGCCGAGTAGACCCAGCGGCGGCCGTTCTTGATCAGCTCACATGCCCACGGCTTGTGCATGACCAGCTCGCGCAGTTCGCCGCGGTTGCTGCGGATCGTCTGCGTGTAGCCGTTACCCCAGCCCAGCACGTGCGCCTGTTTCGTCTCGCGCCACTTGTAGCTGGTCTGCCAGTCGTTGGGCTCGTCGTGCAGTAGCCAGTACGCCGGGTGGTCGGTAGCGGCCTCGATCGAATTGCCCTGCTTTCGCATGACGTGCAGCGGCAGCTGGGCCAAAGACGACGACAGCACGTTGATGCAGGAGTAGACGGCGCCGAGGGTCATGGCGTTGGCGTTGTTCACCGTGATGCCGTTGTCGGGGTGCAGATACTCCTGGAGGTTCTGCCCGGTCATGGGGGTGTCCGGATTCTCGATAGAGCGCTCGCCGAAGAGTTGATCGAGGATCATCGCGAGCCCCCGTAACGCTTGGCCGCTCTAGAGGCGGCAAGCGCGACCACCAGCAGCATGCCGCCGCCGGCGATCAGCGCATCCGCCAGCCCGAACCGCAGATACAGGCCATAGGTCAGCGCCCCGAAGCCGGTCAGCCCCAGGATGTCGAATAGGTAGTGGCGCATTCACATCACCAGGAAGTCGTCGTCGGAAAGGGTTTCGAGAAGGCTCGTTTCACGCTGATCGGCCAGCATTGCGCGTCCGATCGCCATGATCAGCGCGACGGCGCCGTCGATTTTGTTGTGGTCGCCCTGTTTGATAGGACGCACCACGTCGTCGTTGCCGGGGAGGTGTTTGCCGATCACGTTGCTGATGCACCAGGTCATAATCGGGTTGCCGTCGTGATGGAACCGGCCGGCGATAATCGCCGCCTCGAGTTCCTTCATCGGGTCCGACATGTTGGTGTAGTTCTGGGTGATGCTGATCGGGCTCAGCCCCTCGTCCTCGAGCTGGTGCGAGAGGTTCGCTGCGCCGTGGGGGTCGATCGGCGACTCAAGCGCGGGCGTGGCTTCGTGCACGTCCTTGGCTGTCTCGAGGATCTCGCGGTAGTCGACCTCGCTGCCGTCGGTCGCGGTCATATGCTGGCTCTCGATCCAGCCCTGGTAACGCTGCGACATGCGCTGATCGTCGGTATCGAATGCCGTGTCTTCCGGCACCCAGAACCGCGGCGAAACGCAGTAGTAGTGGCGCTTGCCGTCGATCGTCTTCACGAAGAGGCGCGCCATGCTGTTCATGTCGAGTTTTCGCGCCAGGTCGAACCCGAGATAGCAGCCCCAGCCGGCGAACTGCTCGGGCGTTAGCGTCGGGTCGGCGCAGCGCTTCCACTCTTCCAGGTTGAAGAACGCCTCTTTCGAGGTGACCCACAGGTTGAGGTGCTTGACCTTGAACTTGTTGGTCTGTCGCGCGCGGGCGATGGCCTGCGCCTGCATTGACTTGAGGAATTCGAGCGAGACCGACACGCCGATATTGGGATTGGCCTTGTAGAGTGCGGCCTCGCTCGTCCAGTCATCGTCGGCGTCGATGGTGTAAATGATGCCGAACAGCTCATCGTCCTGGGTGGTGCCTTCCAGCATCTCGATGACGCGCTCTCGCATCTCGTAGCACGGTCCGGCGATGTCGTAACCCGCGGTGGTGATGACCCACATCAACGGCTGAGAGCGCGCGCCCATGCCCGTCAGCATCGTGTCGTACAACCCGGAGTCTTGATGTTCGTGGTATTCATCTACGATCGAAAACGATGGGCTAGAACCATCGCCAGGATCACCGATCACCGGCTCAAACTTGCTGCCGTCAAATCGCTCGAGCTTCTTGGCCCAAGGCACGATGCCGAAGTGCTTGCGTAGGTTCGGAAGCTTTTGAACCATTTTTAGAGCAGGCCGAAAAACCTCCCACGCCTGCTTTTCGGTCGTGGCGCCGCAGTAGACCTCGGCGCCGTATTCGTTATCAGCGCATAAGGCATAGAGCCCCGCCCCAGCCACCTTGATCGACTTGCCGTTCTTTCGCGGCTCCTCTTCGTAAACCTCACGGAAACGCCGAAGGCCGTCCCTCTTTCGGACCCAGCCGTACACAGCGGCGAAAATGAAAAGCTGCCAGGGCTGCAACGTTATCCGTTGATTTCCGCGAGCCCATTCACCCTTCGTGTGAGGAAGCAACTGTACGAAGCGACAGACTCGCTCAGCCTTGTCACGATCAAATCGATAGGGATATGACTTGGCCTTCGACGCGCGGACGTCGTCGAGGTGACGAGCGCAGGCGGCGCGGACGTAGCTGCAGGCCGGGATTTTGCCGCCGACAACATCGCGGGCGTATTTCTGGGCCGCGTTCACGTTCGGGTAGGCGGCCATAATCAGAACCCTTCGAATTCGTTCTTCCCCTGCTCGCCGTCGCCGCCAGATCCGGCACCGAGCATTCGCATTCGAGTGAGTGGGTCGAGGCCGAGCAGAGAGCCGAGGCGGGATAGCTGCTGAACTGACTTGTCGCGGACATTGACGACCGGGTGCATCTTCTCGCTGCCGTCAGCGGTTGGGATCGTCATGCCCTCTTTTGCGATGCGCACCTCGGCGTCGAGCATCATCTGCCACGCGTTGCAGTACGCCTGCAGCAGGGGGGCGTCCTCGATCTCGAACGAGCCGCGGTCGATGAGAACTTTCGACTGCTGCTTCCAGATGCGCCGGGCCGCGTCGCCCATCAGTTCGTCGGGGGGATTGATGCGAGTGATCGAGCTTTTCTTCTGGCTGTTCGTCTTTGGCTTTCGACCTCCACCGGAGGCCCGAACCGGTGCTGAGTTCGACATGGGCCACTCCGGAAAAAAGTTCGTTATTTCTCACGCATAAAAAAGTGACTGAGGCGGCGGTGTCCGGCGGCGAAAGCTGTAGAGATTTGACCCGCCCCTCCCCCTGGCGCGGTCTCTCGCACCATCACGGCGCATCGGGCAGGCCGCGTCCGCTCTGCGACTCCCGTGCAGTCTTCGCCTTATGACAGGGCGAGCAGATGGCCTCGAGATTGGTCATCCCGTCGGTACCGCCTGACTCACGGTTAACTATGTGGTCGACCTCGCTTGCTGGCCTCACCACACCCTGGCGTTTGCACGGCTGGCACAGGTAGCGGTCACGCTGCAGCACCGCGTCACGTTTGCGGCGCCAGGGCCGGCCGCCGCGGCCACTGCGCCCCTTGCGTCGCTGCGTCCAGCCGGTGCCCATGTACGCATGGTCGTCGCAGTAACCGTGGCGTTCGGTCGTTGTGTGGCGGCAGCCAGGGGCGCGGCATGGGCGTCGGGCTTTACCGGGCATCGATCTCTCCAGCCAGTCGCCCCGTTCGCGCCTGCTCTTTCGCTACCTGCCCCTGCTGCCAGGTGGCAAGGCCACGCTCTGCCGTCTGTCCGGCTATGTAGCCGCCAACGCCCAACGTCATGAGATCCCAAAGCGCCTGCGGCAGTGGCAGCGTCAGGCCGACGCCGAACATCGCGCCCAGATAGGGCGCGACGAGATAGTTGTTCGCCACGATCGCGACGATCACCAGCATCAGTAGCGGCCGCCAGTTGCGTTGCAGCCAGCTCTCGCCGTTGGCCTCGGCCATTACGACCTGCATGCGAGCGTCGAGCGTCTTGGAGCGCTCGGTGATCAGCTGTCGAGTCAGCTCGGCCTTGATCTGCGCCGCCTGGTCCTTATCCGTCACCGCCTTGTCGACGATATCGAGGATCGGCGAGACCACGGCGCCCAGCGCTTTATCGATGATGCTCATCGCGTCCGCTCCATTCTGAGATCGACCTGACCAGTCCAGCCGTCATCGGTCGCCATCTGCGTTGTCGCATCGCATGCGGCCAGCTGCGCATCCGCCACGCCGAGCCGGTAGTTCTTCGCCGAGAGCTCGGCGCGCGCCGCGTCTCGTGAACCCTCGAACCGCCCGGCCTTGGCTTGCTCCTGCACCAGGGCGTACCAGAGCCCGTAGCCCACCGCTTGCTGACTTGCCTGCGATGCATCCAGCCGCTTGGCGGCATCGCTCGCCTGCACCTGCGAGAACACGGCCCAGGCAACGGCCACGCCGGCCACCAATAGATGCGAGCGGCTGTCCGTGCTGAGTCTGCGAATCCATCCCATCATTTGCGCCTCAGTTCCGACGCAACGTCGGCGATGTTGTCGAGCAGTCGGTCGACGCGCTGCTCGAAACCGTGCACGCCGATATAGCCCAGGAACGCAGCGAAGAAGCGGCCGGTCTCGGCCTCGAATCCCCAGTGCTGAATGAACGGCAGCGAGGTCCAGGCGAGAAACCCGACCATCAGCGTCTCGATCCAGCGCTTGGGTTTGCGCATTCCGCCAGACGTCAGCACACGCAGCGCCGACATGAACACAGCACAAAGTGCGGCGGACTGTGCCGGCTCCCGCGCGAACGTCAGGACCGCCAGCCAGAGCTCGTTGATTTGATCCGGCATCTCGATCCCCGGTGTTGTCGCGCGACTACCCTCGCCGGTGCGATGCGCGGTGGATCAGGATCCATGCAGGGATCATCGAGAGATTGAGCAGAAACCGACCGATGGCTGTCCGGTCACCCAGCGCGATGTCGACCGCCACGTCAGCACCGCGGAACGCCAGCAGACCGGCAGCGGTGGCGATCACCAGATGGATCGCGAACCGCTCCCAGCCGTCATCGATGCGGTTGAGCGCGATCAGGCATTGAATGATGAGGCCAGCGGCGATCAGTAGGTTCGCCACCGCCATGACGTTTCCAATCATGCAGCCAGCTCCTCTTGCCAGACGTCACGCGAATTCGCCGGGCGCTGCCCTTCCAGCAACAACGCCTGCACCCGCTGCGACGCCTCGTCTTTCGTGATGCGCCCGTCGGTGTTGGCGTCGAGACCAGCGTTCTGTCGATACGCCGTCGTACCGTCGGTGAACATGACCGAGCCGCCGGGGCGACCCACGTAGGCAGGCATCAGGATCGCGAGGTACATGTCCGGCAGCGTCGTGATGCGGTGGTGATAGGGGCGGAAATACTGCTCGACATAATCGAGCTGCTCGACGGCGGTCATTGCCGCCAGCGCGTCGGTCGTCGTGCCCAGTCCGCGCGCCGTGGCTGCCATGAACTGGATCAGCCCGGTCGCGCTCGAGCCAGCCAGGTTGCGCTGAGCCGGGTCGAACGTGCGCCCGGTCTCGAACGCCATGCACGCCATCAGCCAACTTACGTGGTCGAGCGTCCAGCCGAACCGGTCGGCCATGACGAACAGCCGGTCGATGAACTCGTCGGTGACGTGCGCACCCCACGCGAGCCTGACGCGCACGGGATAGCGCCCGCTGCCGACCAGGTCGACGTCGCGCAGGAATCGCATTGGGGAACTCCGAAGAAAAAGCCGCCAGCGAGGGCGGCAAAGCGCTGTGATCGAACAGCAAAAAGAGTTGCCGCTCACGCTATGGCGAAGCGTGGGGGGAGCACGCGGGGAGCGAGCGAGAGCGGCGAACACGGGGATCAGATACGACAACGCCCCGGCCGGTGGAACCGATCAGGGCGCAGTGAAGACAAGCATAGCTGAAAACTACCCGCTTACCCCCTCGATGTCAACATGTAGTAGTTAAGCGGCTATTTTCGATTGCTCGCCTACCATATACAGTAGTGCGGCGCGAGCTTTCTCGGCTGATCGCTCCAGCGCTTTTCGCGTCTTGAACACCTGGCGCCCGTATTGCGGCAGCATCGCGAACCGACGTCGCTGCCGCGCACCACTGAACACTGGTGCGAGCGACCACCGGGCTGCCCTCAGATCAGGCTGAGGCACATTCCAGCCGGCGAACGCCGACCAGCCCAGCCGCAGCAGGATGAGCTGCTGGGCATCGCATACCTGCCCCAGTGTCAGCCCCCTATGCCCCTGTTTGATCGCCTCGATGCGTTGTCGATCGTCGTCCAGTGCCAGCGCCCAGCGCTGTTCGGGGATCGCGTAAGCCGCCAGCAATAGCGCCATCCGCTGCCGCTCTGTGACGTGCGCCAGCAGCGCCCGGGCCATATGCCGATGACGGCAGGCATACCGGTAGTGCTCCGCCGCCTCGCCCACGTGGTCGACCTGCCCGGTCATCTCGCCCCGACCCTCGCCGAGCCCCGAGATAGTGCTGCCCTTGTGAAAGCCCAGGTTGAGGTGGCGGTAGTCGATCCGCCATTCGATCTCGACCTCGAGCAGTTCGTCCAAGCACCGCTTCACCGCCCGCTCACGCAGCGGACTACCTTCCGGCTCTCTCCGGATCAGTGCCTGTAGCTCGCTGATCCCCATCAATTCCAATCGCCGCATTGCTCCCCCTGCTCCCCTGATTCGTTACCACCGGCTGCCGTGCGGCATTGCCTCCCGGTGCTCGATGATCGTCGGCGCCCACGACGCGTACTCGCGCAGCACCGCCTTAGCTTCTTCCAGCCCGCGGGCCAGCACCGCGCAATAGCCGCGCCGGTCAGCTTTCTCCAGCCACTCCCGCTGGCTCGCAGCCGTGGCGGCGTGATTCGGCGGTGTGGCCTTGAACTCGATATAGAGTCCGAGCCAGCCGCCGCGCCCCTCCATCACCACCAGGTCAGAGACACCGCTTTTCACGCCTTGGCGCTTGAGGTCCGCCGCTGTCTTCTTGTTGCGCTGGCCACCGTTGGGTACGTGATAGATGACGTCATAGAACGCCCCGACCGGCTCGCCCCGCTGCTGCTCGCCGTAGAGCCAACGGATCAGCACCGCCTGCTCCGTGCCCTCGTGATCGACGCGAGGGGCGCGGGGCTTCGAGGCTGGACGGCGGCGGGCTGCTGGTGCAGGCATTACGCGACCTCCGTCGGATCGATCCGAACCAGGTGGCCCGCTAGCCCCGAGTCAACGAGCGCATCAACATTGCGATGCCCAAACGCCACCAGCACCGAGGGCGCACCGCTATTCGCAGCCGCAGGCTCGCCAGTCACATGGTGGAAATGCAGACGTCCGCGCAAAAACAGCACAGCATCGGCTTTCGCCCACACCTGGCCGAAAACATCTCCGTTTCAGTCCGAGCGAAAACGAGTGCAATCCCGTCACCGTGCTCGGCCAGCTTTTCGAGCCATAGCCCTGTCTCTCTGCCATACGGCGGATTGAGCCAGACCCGCCCGCGCCACGCAGCGGATAAGCCGTCATCGTGCAGAGTCAGGTGCTCACTAGCCGTATCCCACGGACGCTCTACCGGTGAGCACGGATCAAGGTCGAAGGAGCCGAGTGCCTCGAGGATCGAGGGCGGCGTCAGCCACTCGTCCTTCTGCATACACGCCGCATGGTGCGATCCCATCCCGGCCATCAGCTGCCCCTCCTCTGCCGGCGCTCCCAGCGCTGGTAATCCGCGACGATGCGGTCGAGCATCTGGCGCGCCTCATCATTCGTGTCCAGCTCGCGGCGGCTGGTAACACCGCATGCCTCACGAATCGCATCGGCGGCGTCGGCCTCGTCGTGCGTACCGTCCGGCAACTGCTCGAGCGTCAGTCCCTGCCGGTGGCGGCGACGGTGATCGAGATAGAGCCGGAATCGTGCGTTGCCGCCGAGCATCGCGGCCCGGCGGGCCTGGGCGTGGCTCATCGATTGGCCTCCCGTTTCTCGCGGGCGCTCATGCAGTGCACGCAGTACGGCGCGTCGAGGGCAAAACACATCGCGCCACGCTTCTGACCGCACAGCCCGCAATAGCGGCGAGCAGGTTGGCGCCGCGAGCGGCTGAATCGTTGCGATCGCCTCATGCCATGTACCTCCGGCCCCGGTAGTGCGGGCGGTTCGGGGCGAGCTGGCAATCGACACATGCCGCCAGCACAACGCCTTGGCGCTTCATCTTGCTCAGCGTCTTGAACTCACGGCACGCCGGACACTGGATGCGATCTCGCGGCTTTCGCAATGCTGGCTGACTCACGCTGCCTCCTCGCCGAGAACCTTCGCTATGCTCTCCGCCCACTTGATCTGCTGCACTGCCGTGCCGTCGCTGTGCTTCTTGCTCGTGTCGTAGAGCCGTCCGCCAGCCTCTCGGCCCCGGCCAGTCAGCCGCCAAACGGTCTTGCCTTTGGCGTCCCGGTCCTGCCATTGGTAGCCGAGATCCCGCAGCAACCGATTGACCGACACCGCGCTCATGTCGAACTCACGCCCCAGCTCGGTCGGTGTCAGATAGCGCTCGTTGGCCGGGCTGAGCAGATGCGTCGCGCCGAGCTCGGCAAGCAGGTCGATACCCGTCCGGCGGTGGGTCTGCTGGTTGACGCTCAGACGCCGCATGTTGTCGTCCAGACCCAGTGCCCGGGCCGCAGCATCCAGCGCCCCAGCGATGGCGGATGCCCGCGAGATCGCCGCCACGTCATCCATTGGGGCCGGGGCTGGCTCGGCACGCAGTTGGTCGCGCATCTCGTAGAACGTGCGAACCAACCGCTTCTTGAAAGCCCGGACGATGTCGGTGTTGCGCATGTACGTGAGCAGCAGCGTCGCCTGGGGCTCGTTGAGGCTCGCGACCTCGCGGCGCTGCGTCCCGCCGCTCGTCTCAAAGGGTTGGATTTCAAATCCGACCCTTCCGAACTCCTCGAGGTCGTCCCGGTGCTCGCGCACCAGGCGCACCACCGAGGCGTGGTCACGGTCGATGCCCTCGGCGATCGCCGTCGTGGTTGTGATCAGCTCGCCGGCGTCTCCGGCAATGACGATGTCTGTCATCTCAGGCCCTCCCGTTGGCGGTTGCGGCACGCAGCATCGCGAGCCCCTGGTCGGCGTTCATTCGATCCGGCAGGCCAGCGGCCTCGGCGCGGTGTTGGGCGGCCTCACGGCTGGCACGCTCCGCCAGCTCCGCCCGGTTGCGTTGGGTATCGGTCTCGAGCAGTCCCTGGGCGGCGAGCGGCTGCCCAGCCATCACTCGATTGACGAGCGCCCCGTACTCCCGCTCGAACCGCTTTTCGAGCCGGGCGCGGACGCTCTGCGCGGTCGTGCTGTGGATCTCCCGCCAGCCCACCGTTTGCCCCGCCAGCCGCACCGCCTCATGGCTCCAGCGGCAATCGTTCGGCGCGTGGCAATGGGCGCACGCCTCACGCCAAGCTGCGTCGAGTGTCGGCAGACCCATATCCTCGGGGCGCGGCTCGCACATCGCGGCGAACGCCACCGGCTGCGGTGGCCATGCCGTGTCGCTGCTTTTGGCGGCATCGCGAACGGCTTGCCGTAGACGACGCACACCCAGTTCGAGGTGGCGGGTGGTCAGGTGGCTCAACTCCGCCAGCCAGGTGCCGTCGTCGTAGTCGCCCCACTGGCTCGAGAACTTGGCGGCGTAGAGCGAGCGCATCGCGTCGAACAGGTAGTCCATGCTGCGCTCAGTGACCGGATGTCCATTCGCCGTCGAAGCACTGTCCTGCGCGCCCTCCGGCTGGCTGCTCTCGCTGCTGGCGATCCCGCTCCCGTGCCTCGGCAGCTGAGAGACGGCGCGATTGAGTGCGTGGGCGGCCGGTTGCATGGGCACCTCCGGTGGCTTGGTTCGGTTGGGGATGGGAGAACAGGTCACGTCGAACCCAGTCGACGAGCTTGGCGGTCCACGCCATCGCCCCGTGGCGGCGATTCGGCTGATCGGCGTGGTGGGCGGTGAACTTCGCCAGCTGCGCCGCCGTGGGCTTGGCGTCAGAGCGCAGCCCGGCCCGTAGGCACGCCGCGGCGAACTGCTCGGGGTCGGGTTGCCAGTCGAGCGACATCGGGAACTGACGAGCCCCAGCGGTCAGCGGCTGGCCGTCGTCGGATTGCTGACGAGCGGTCTCGAACAGCCCGCCAGCGTCCGCGCCGTGAGTGTTGGGGTTGGTGGTAGATTCATTGGTAGGTTCAAGGGGTGACACCGGTGACACCCTCCCCCTGTCAGGGCTGTCACCCCGGGGTGTCAGGTTGTCACCCTCCCCCGGCTCGCTCGACGTAGTAGGGGTGTCAGATTGACACCCTCCACCCACGGCCAACCGGTAGCGGTTCGATTGCTGCCGACCGTGCCGATCAGACCGGCTTTCGACCGCCAGCAGGCCACGCCCCTCAAGCAGATCGATAGCCCGCTGGACGCTACGCACCGAGCAACCCATCTCCTCGGACATCGCCCGGATCGACGGCCAGCAGACGTGTTCCTCGTTCGCATAGTCCGCCAGCAGCATAAGCGCGAGGCGCGACGGCGTTTTGACGTCGCTGGGTAGCGTCTTGAGCGACTGACGCGCCCAGCTCATGGCCAGGAGGCTCATGGCGCCACCGCCTGCGAGCCAGGGCCGTACTGCATCAGCCGCTCGGTACCCAGCGCGATTTTGATGTACCGCGCACGCTCGTCGTAGTGCCAGGTCTTGGTCGCCTCAAGCCGTGCAGCCGCGCCAGCATCGAACGGCCGCGTCAGCTCGAGCAGTGCGGCGTAGGCCGAGTGATATTGCGCATCGATCGCCGCCAGCTTCGCTTTCAGGCGGTCGTCGAACGCGATGGCATTCTTGAGCACCTCGGCGCGACGGGTCGCGATTTTCAGTGTCTCGTCGAGCAGGTCAGTACGTGCCCAGGTCGAGTAATTCGGAATCGGTTTCATTGCGTGCTCCCCACACCTGTATGGATTACCACCCCCGTCATGCGGGAGCCGAGTCGTCGCCGGTCGCGGTATGCTTTGAAATAGAACGAGGCGTGAAGACGTCGGGCAGCAACTCAGCGGCCTTGACCGACCCATGGGTCACGTCTTCGATAAGAACCGCGTAGCGGGGTGGGAGTGGGCGTTTCCCCGTGCAGACCTGCGAGAGGAACTGCGGAGACATCCCGATCGCGGAGCAAAGCGCCGCTCGAGAATCGCCGAAGTAAGCGATCGCCTTACTGATCATCTCGTACACCTAAAGCATGGCTTTATTTGATAGTAAAGCATAGCTTGCTTTACCTGCCATGCAAAGCCCCTTGAGAATTAAAGCAATGCTTAACGAGGGAAGCCGAGTGCAGGATCCAGAGGCCTTCAAGGCACGAATCAGAGAGGCGCTAAAAATCGCCAAGTCTCGCGGCGTCACTCAGGCGTCTATCGCCGAGCGCGCGGGCGTTTCGGCGCAGGCGGTTGGGCAATGGTCGCGGTCAGGGAAAATATCGAATCAGCGGCTTGCAGTGCTGGCTCAGGTGAGCGGCAAAACGCTCGACTGGTTCTATGCCGAACAGGAAAAAGAAGCTTTACCTGATGCTGTCAGAGAGCCGTCGGCGAGCTACGGCCACCCCGCCAGCGAGAACGAGCTGACCTTCACCGATGCCGCCGATCCCTGGGATCACTCCAAGCCGGTGGGTGAAGACGAGGTGGAAATTCCTCTCTTCCGCGAGGTGTCTCTGTCGGGCGGGGGCGGGCGAACGCAGGTCATCGAGAACAACGGGGCGTCATTGCGCTTCAAGCGCAGCACGCTCAGGAGTGCGGGCGTGGGGAAGGATTCAGCAGCATGCGCATTCGTGGACGGCGAGAGCATGGAGCCCATCTTGCCGGACGGGGCTACGGTAGGCGTCGACACAGCCGATAAGCAGGTCAAGGACGGCAAGATGTACGCGATCGACCACGATGGCCTGCTTCGTGTGAAGTTTCTCTATCGCCTGCCCGGCGGCGGGCTTCGCATTCGTAGCGCGAACCCCGACAAGGTCGAGCATCCGGATGAGGATCTTGGCGAGGACTGGCCGGAGGCGGTGCGCATCATCGGGAAGGTTTTTTGGTACAGCGTTCTTCTTCACTGAAGGAAACAACAACTTATAAGCGGAACCGTGGGAGGCTGTGTTGCAACGAGATGCACTGGCTGAAGAGTTTGAAGACTACCCTTTTGAGGTTCGGTACGAGGGCGGAGATGCAGTCAGTCACCGCATCGAGATGTCGTCGTTGGCTGAATCACTCGACGGGTTCAGTAGGATCTACGCCATGGTGGGGCATTTCGTCTCAACAGGGCGATATGCCAAGCAAAGCCAAGCACTTAACGTAAAAACCTACGCTCAGGCAACTGAAGCAAAATGCTTTAGCTTGCAAGGCGCAGTGGACTTCATGGCAACCGGCCAGGTCTTTTCAGGCTTTGCCGGCGCTGTATTGACGGGCGTTGTGGCGGTAGTATTGGGACGTTCTCGAAACTCGAAGGAAGAGATGAAGCATCTACGGGAGCTTTTTGAGCGCCAAATGCAATACAGCAAGGATCAGACCGACCGAGTTATGGATACGGTTGATCGCCTTGCGGACTCTCTGCGCCCATCGGTTAAAAAAGCCGTATCTCCTGTAGGCAAAACATGCCGCTCCATCGACATCTACGAAAACGGACGTATCCACCACACCATCGACCAGTCAACTAAAGATTCCATTGAGTCGGATGAAGATGTCGAGATCACCCCTCTTCAGGAGTATTGGGTAGTTCTGACGGCCTTTGATCGCGTCTCTCGGACATGCAAGGTTCACTTTGTTGATGGAGACGCTGAGGACCAAGAGGAAGACGGAACACCCCGCCGGATTCCATCAGACATCAACGATCCGTCCATGATGCTGGATAACAACCCATACCTTCGGGCTCTCGGCTCAGGTAAGCCTGTGCAAGTCATGGCAAAAGCAATGATGAAGGATGGAATGGTTAGCAAGCTATACATCTCCGATTTACTTTAGCTTTGGCAAAGCGTCTAACCCGCCCACCGAGGCGGGTTTTTCTTGGCCCAAAGAAAAATATAAAGCCATGCTTGACTAGAAAGGAAAGCGTTGCTTTACTTTATCCCACGACAACGAGACATCGTGGGTAACGAAATGAACCAGGTCACGCAGGACCACCAAACAATCGAGGCATTCGGCTACCGCTGCCGAGTCGGCAAGCGCGCCGACAACCTCCCCACCGTTAAGCAGGCATTCGTGATAGCCGGCATCGCCGCCGGGATGACCCAGAAAGAGATCGCCCGAGCTCGCGGCGTCTCGCCCGCCACGATCAAGAGCACCGCCGAGTCGGTCTATTTCTGGCTGCACGCCCAGCGCGCGACTGACGCCGTCGCCAAGGCCATGCGCCTGACGTGGATCGCCCCGCTACTGCTGGCTCTCACCGTCAGCGCCATCTCTCCGGACGTCCAAATGCAGCGCACCCGCTCGGGTGGCGGTCGCCAGACCGTGAGCATCACCAAACTGTCGCGACGCCAGGACGAGATGGACCTCGGAGGGCTCGCGGCATGACCCCCGACACCAAGACATTCGTCACTCCGTGGCACCAGCTCGGCGCGCACTACGACATGCACGTCGTCGACGCCAGCGGGCAGCCCGACACCTGCACCCGATATATCGCCCGCCAGCGCGAACACGGCGAGCCGGGTGGCGGTTATCGCCCCGCCCTGTACGTGCCGAGCGTCGACCGCCTCATCGTCGTTATCGACCGATCGTTTCGAGACGCCGGCCACGCCCGGGCCTATATCGCGAATCGCGTCCGGATGATTACCCAAACCCGCCGCCAACAGCAGATGCCAACAACGGAGGACGACGTATGCGCCTGATCGCCCACCCCGCTACCTGGTTTGCCGGCCTCGTTGCCGCCGCCGCAACGCTCACGGTAGTCGCCGCCAAGCTGCCTGGCCCGAGCGCTCAAGAGATCGAGCTGATGCAGCGGGACCAGTACTGCCAGAACGTCGCCCAGTGGAACGCCGAGGCCGCGCGAGGTGTTGCCCCGGCTCACCGGTACGGCCATCCCGACTACGACGGCATCGCCGACGACGAATGCAGTCTCGTTCTCTCGCCCGTCGACGGCACCGCCTACGCCAGCAACTGATCGCAGCCGCCAGCCCGGCGGCCTGTATCCGAAAGCGTCTGCGGACGCGGGCGCTTCGGGATGCAGTAGCTCTTTAACAACTCGGACCCCACGCAGTGCCAGCGGTGCGTTATCCGTTGGCCATCGGAGAGCGGTTTGGCGCGACAGGACGCGAAACGCTGTAGGGAATTTCAAAGAGAAAGTGGCTCAAGTGATCGAGGCCGTTCGTGCGAATGCCAAGGTAATGAACACTAGGCCCGCTGGAATATCGAAGCCCGCCACTCATTCCAGACCGCTCTCCGATGCGGTTGCATCACCTGCGTATTCGCCCGGCCCCGTGCCGGGCGCTTTTTACGCCAACCCGTAAGAAATCCTTACCAGTTCACCCGCCAGCACAGCGGCGAGCGTCTCACCGGGCGCTGGCCGCTGTGTTGCCCAACGCCTGGAGGTCCATATGGACGCCAAGACCAAAGAGCGCCTACGCCGCCTGAAAGCGATGGCGGACGACGCCACCAGCGAAAACGAAGCAATGATCGCTGCCCGACGTCTTCACGCCCTGCTCGCCAAGCACGGCATGGACGAGTCCGAGCTCGACGACGGTGAAGGGATCACCACGAGTGATAAAGGAACGCTGCTGGTCCGCGGGGAATGGTGCCAGGAGGTCATGTTCGCGATTGCCCGGCTCTACTTCTGTAAGGGGCTTACCCACGGGCAGCCCCGTTTTCGGCATGAGGGGCAAGGCGCCGGTAAGCGCTTTTCGCTGATCGGGAGAGAGCTCCATCGCGAGACGGCGATGCGTGTCATCCAGTCAGTCGTCCGGTCGGTCTACGCAGAAGCGAAACGCAGCAGCAAATCGCTTCGCCCGCGACACGTTCACCCCATGTCGTGGATCACCAGCTTTTGCGAGGGCGCGTCTTTCCGTATCCGCGTCCGTGTCAACGAGCTTATCGAGGCAGGCCGCAAAGGCGCGCTGGAGGACGAGGACGGCGACAAGTTGCCAGTACTGGCCCCCATGTACGACGCCGCGCAGGCGGACATCGACGCCTTCCTCGCGGACTGGAAGGTCAACGTCTGGAAACCCAAAGGCGAGATCCGATCAGCCGAGGCCTACGGCAATGGTGAGGCGTTCGGTGACGGCGTCGCGCTGGGTCATGAGATCGCGCAGCACGCCCCCAACACCCTGACGCACGCCAAGGAGGCCTAACCATGTGGTTCAAACACCTTCACCAGTACCGCTACCACGACGTCGAAGCGATCGCGCTCGGCGATCTCGAAGCTGCCCTAGCCGCTTGCGCTTTCCGCCCCGTCAGTGATCGAGAGATGCGCCGCGTTGGCTGGACGCCACCCGCCGGCCGTCAAGGCGAGCGCTACGCCCACGAGATCCAGGGCCATCGACTGTTCGCGATGCTCCGCCAGGAGCGACTGCTCCCCGCCGCCGTGGTGAACGAAGAGGTCAACGAGCGCCGGGAGGCCCGCGAGCTGCACGAAGGCCAGCCGCTCAATCGCCGCGAGCGCCAGCTGCTCAAGGAACAGGTGATAGAGGAACTGCTGCCGCAGGCATTCACCCGCACGCAGCGCATCGAGGTGTGGTGGGACACCCGCCGCCGGCTGATCGGCATCAACGCCGCCAGCCGCAAGCGCGCCGAGGAGGTGCTCGACCTGCTCCGCCAGACGCTCGGGTCGCTCAAGGTCACGCCGCTGGCCACCAAGACACCGCCCGCCCGTGGCATGACGGCGTGGCTCACCGACGCCGGTAGCCGACCCGCCAGCCTGCTGCTGGGTGATCGCGTCGAGCTACGCGCCGCCGAAGACGACGGCATCGTCGGCGCACGCTCGGTCGACCTCGATAGCGACGAGATCCAGAGCCTGCTCGATAACGGCCGCCAGGCCAGCAAGATGAGCCTCGGCAGCGAAGGGCTGCTGCGCGCCGTGCTTCACGACGATCTCGCGCTCAAGTCGCTGCAGTTCGACGACGCCCTGCTCGACGAAGCCAGCCAGAGCGAGGACGGCGACGACCCAGCGGTGAGGCTCGAAACCGACTTCGCCCTGATGAGCGACGCCCTCGGCAAATTCACCGACCAGCTCATCGACTGGCTCGGCGGCGAGGCGGATCCGAGCACGCCGACACCGTAACGAAAGCCGCCGGGTCCGCCAGCCCGGCGACGAACGATCCATAGGGGGAGCTATGCGAGACGATCCACTGAATCGCCTGCGAGTGCGCCGTGGTTCGCAACTGCCATGGGCGAAGCTCAACGAGGAAAAAGTCGCGGAGATAAACGCCCTCATCGAGCGCCGTGAGGAGCTGAAACGAGAGCTGCGCGATATGACAAACGCAAAGATCGCGGCGCGGTACGGGGTGCATCAACGCACTATTGATCGCGTCACTGCCGGAGAAAACTGGGGGCACGTGCCATGCCATACGTAACCGTCGAAGCAGAAGTAGAACTCGATGATTTTGAAACCGACGACCTCGTGCGCGAGCTGAAACGACGGAATCAGAAGGTCAGTGAGCCAGGGGAATCGCAGTCCACGCTGCTCGAAACAAGCTGGGATCCCATCGAAGGCAAGAGCTTCGATCAGCTGCTAGAGGCAGTCTACGAAGCGCGCATTCTAGGCAAAGACGAACGCGCCATGGAGTTGATCGACCGCCTGATCTACTCCGCCAGCGGCCGGATCGTATGAGGTGAATGCATGACAAAGCCTCTCATCATCGACCACCCCATCACCGGCGAGCCCGTCACGTTCGCCGCACTCGCCGCCGAGACCGGCATCCGCAAAGACACGCTGCGCTACCGCTAATCCCACCTCGGCTATCGAGGGGATCAACTGATCACGCCCATCCGCCCCGGCTATGAAAGCCGCCGAGGCAAAAAGCCCCGGCGGGCGGGCAACGATCAGAACCGCGCCGACACGCCGGAATGGCGACGCTCGAGCGCTGGCCGACTCTCCACCCGCCTGCTCAGAGACTACGCGAGGCCTGCATGACCAATCTCAATCTAGGATTCGGCCACGAGCTGGTGGTCGACAACTTCGCCGGCGGCGGCGGCGCCTCGGAGGGCATCGAGCAGGCGCTGGGGCGCCCGGTCGATCTCGCGATCAATCACGACGCAGCGGCGATCGCCACGCATACCGCCAACCATCCCGGAACCGAGCACGCCGTCGCCGACGTGTGGGACGTGAACCCCGACGAGGCGACCAACGGCCAGCCGGTGGGGCTGGCCTGGTTCTCGCCGGACTGCCGGCACCACTCCAAGGCCAAGGGCGGTCGCCCGGTGTCGAAATCGGTTCGCGGACTCGCTTGGGTCTCCGCGCGCTGGGCGGCGCTGGTAAAGCCCCGGGTCATCAAACTGGAGAACGTCGAGGAATTCCTCGACTGGGGGCCGCTGGTCAAGAACGCCAAAGGCCAACTGGTGCCAGACCCGGCTCGCAAAGGGCAGACGTTCCGAGGATTCGTCCGCGCGCTCAAGCGGCACGGCTATGCCGTCGACTGGCGCATCTTGCGAGCGTGCGACTACGGCACACCGACGATCCGCAAGCGCCTGTTTCTGATCGCTCGTCGCGACGGTCTACCAATCACCTGGCCGAAGCCGACCCACGGCGACCCGAAGTCGCCAGCGGTTCAGCGCGGGACGCTGCAGGCTTACCGCACCGCCGCCGAGTGCATCGACTGGTCACTACCTTGCCCATCGATATTCGGACGCAAGCGGGAATTGGTAGAGAACACGATGAAGCGCATTGCCAAAGGCGTCATGCGCTACGTGATCGATTCGGAATCCCCTTTTATCGCCCCGCCGGGGGGGCGCTGAAAACAATGCTGACAGATCCACCATGGTCTCAGCATTCCTCGCCAAGCACTTCACCGGCGTCGTTGGCGACAGCCTGACCAATCCTATGCCGACGATTACTGCCACCGATCACAACGCCTTGGTGGCCGTCAGCCTGGTCAACCTCAAAGGCCGCGAACGTGGCGGGCGCAATATTTGCGAACCAATGCCGACCATCTACGCCGGCGGCACCCACGCAGCGGTCGTGGCGGCATTCCTCGCGCCCTACTACGGCAGCGGCTCGGGCGAGACCGGGCGCGATCTCAACGCCCCGGCGCCGACGATCACGACGAAAGACCGCTTCCAACTGGTGACCGTCACGATAGACAGCGAGCTGTACGTCATCACCGACATCGGTATGCGCATGCTCCAGCCGCACGAACTCGCCGCCGCCCAGGGATTCCCCGACGGCTATCGGTTCGGCGACGTCAATGGGCGCCCGGTGCCCAAACACACCCAGGTGCGACTGATCGGCAACAGCGTCTGCCCGCCGCTCGCCCGCGCCCTGGTCGAAGCCAACTTCCAACACGAACGCCAATTCATGCCCGCGCCGGCCGAGATCGCCGCGGCGTAAGGAGAGCTCCATGATTCAGCGAGAAGAACTTCAGCGGAACAGTGACGGCATGTGGACCCACTCTGAGTGGGCCGCTTTCTGCGATCAGCGCGAATACGTACACCGTGACGAGGTGAACGAGTGGCTTGATAAGCACGGGCTCGAGTTCTCAATCGTCGAACTTGAGAGCGAGCCCGAGGACCACCCCGCCTACATCTCCTATTTCGATGAAATGGACCCCGACCTCGAGCTTTGGGAGCCGAATCCACCCGCCGGTGATGGCTGGATTCTACTGTCACTGCACGACACCGAAGACGGGGCAGTGCAGATATGGGTGAGAGAGAAATCACCAGCCATCGAAGCCGCTGATGGCTAAGTCTCGCGCCCTCCACTGGCAGGAGCCGGAGACCATCAACTGCTCACAGTGCGACGGCTCCGGCGAGTTTCGCGGCATGTTCTCGAGCGGCCCGTGCGCAATGTGTGACGGCACCGGACTGGTCGGCGAGGACGGCGAGCCACTACCGCGAGAGGATCTGCTCGCGATGATGCGCCGCCAGCGCGATCGGCTCGCCGAGCAGCTCGATGGCGCCCGCCAGCACTATCAACGGCTACTGCATACCCCTGGGGTCCGAGACGCGCTTGCCGCCGAAAGAGCCAGACAGCTCGAACAGCAGCAGCGCGACGACATGGCGCTACGGAAGCGCCTCAGAGGAGGTTGACGTGGAAAAGCTGCTTTGGACCCCAGCGGAGATCGCCGACGCGGCGATCATCCCCTGTTCCGAGGAACACATCCGCCGGCTGGTGCGAAAGGGCGACATCGCAACGAGCCAGAATCGTGGCCATCGGGTGCTGATTCATATCCGAGACCTCGAGGTCTATGCCTCGCGGTTCCAGTCGAGCCATACTGCCCCGGTCGCGGGGCCACGTGCGTCAGATGGGGAGATCGACGTATGCCGCGGAAAGCGAAAGAAGGTATCTACACGAGGAAAGACTCGCCGTTCTGGTGGGCGTCGTTCGTCGACGGACGCGGCGAGCGAGTTAGGAAATCTACTGGGGTTCGCAAAGACCCGGTGAATCAGCAGGAAGCCGAAGCGCTGCTGGCCAAGTGGAAAATGGAGGCCCACCAGCAACGCATGTGGGGCAAGAAAGAGCCGGCGCCGGAAGAGACGATCACGTTCGACGAGGTGGTGCTCGCCTACATGAAAGGCCACCAAACTCGGGGGAGAGAGGATAGGCGGGTGTACTCGCTGAAACGGCTATACCCATTTTTCAGCGGTCGGAAAATGGCCGAGATCACTGATATGGACGTCAAGGAATACATCCGACAGCGCTCGATCGACGTGAAGCCAGCGACTATCAATCGCGAGGTCGGCGTGTTCTCCGCAGCGTGCAACCACTGTCGGCTCGAGCTGGGATGGAAGATCGGCAACCCGTGCGAGGGACGCAAGCTCAAGGAGCCCGAGGGCGTTGTCCGATGGTTGGGGCAAGATGAGGCCGAGAGGCTGATCGAGGCGGCGGAAGAGCGCGAGAAGGCGCCCTGGCTAGCCGACTACGTCCGCGTTTGTCTCTACACCGGCATGCGTAAGAGCGAGGTCACCGGCCTAACCTGGGATCGCGTCAACCTCGAACGCCGGATACTGATCCTTGAGACGGGCACGACGAAAAGCGGTAAGCGCCGGTCGGTACCGCTGCATGAAGTCGCTGCCGCCGCGCTCGAAAGCCGCCTGCGCTGGCGCAATCGGCATTGCCCGAGCTCACCATGGGTGTTCTGTAACGGCAAAGGCGGCCAGGTGCGAGACATGAAGAAGAGCTTCGCCTCGGCGCTGAAATCGGCCGGCATCGAGAACTTCCGCCAGCACGATCAGCGGCACACTCTGGCGAGCTGGATGGTGATGTCGGGAACGGATCTGATGCGGGTTCGAGACATGCTCGGTCACGCGTCTGTAGAGCAGACTCAGCGCTATGCGCACCTGCATCCGGACATGCTCATCGAGGCGGTCAACAGCCTGACACCCGCACGAAATAGTCACGCCAATTTCGTGACGCAAAAGGCAGCAGAGGCAGAGAAGGGAAAAAACGAGCTAATTCACTAG